TCAAGAAACAAAAAAGTCAAAATACATCGTTCCAGAAGATTTTTCATAGACGATACGATCCACGATGGAGCGAAGCAGAAGTCCCTTCTTCTCGGCCGGCTCCTCTGGATTTTTCAGAATATCATTAATATTTTTTATTTCTTCCCGGAAATCTTCTTTCGAGATTGTTTCCGGCAGGGCGGCGGGCGTAAGCACGCGGTCCAGTTCTTCCTGCAGGCTCTGCCGTTCTTCGGCGAGCCTTTTTTTGTTGGCACCGTATTCTTCCAGCGTATCAATCCCATTTTCATAAGCCATCTTCACGCGAGCTTCGCGGGCAGCCAGATGCTCCAGGGCCTGTTGCAGCCGCTGGATGGTCTCATCGTCTTCCTGCTCCTGCTTTCGATCGCGGACTGCGAAGGAGAAGTCCGCACCGGCAAGGATATCATCGAAGTAATGGTAGACGGTCCGCTCTGCTTTGGCAACTGTGATCGAGTTGGAGCCTTTATGGAAGCCTTTTGCATATTTCCAGCATTGAAAGTACGGACAAGATGTGCTCCCGGCCGTTACCGTCATCGTAGCGCCGCAGACGGGGCATTTTAAGAGCCCTGACAGCCAGTGCTTGCAGGAGGACGGGTTTCGGCTCTTCGGGGTTCTTCTGCGAGCGTCCATACGTTTGATCCGGTTGTTGAAACGTTCCCGGTCAAGTCTGGTTTCGTGCGCACCTTCGAACGATATCCCGTTCCAGATCACAGTGCCGGCATAAAAGGGATTCCGAAGAATCCGCTCAACCGATCGGCGTTCCATGAGATTGCCGCGTTTGGTGTGATATCCCAGTTCGTTACAGCTTCGGGCGATTGCAGTGGGATCGTGATTTTCCAGATCGTACTGATCCATGATGAACTTCACAATGCTGTATTCTGCTTCGTTGATCACAAATGGCTTTCCGCTGCCGGCTGCATCGTAACCCAGGCAGGGAGATGTCTGATAGCCGTGCTTTAAGGCTTTTTCCTTCATGCCACGGATCACTTCGCCGGAAAGGCGGATAGAGTAGTATTCGTCCATCCATTCGATAATTCGCTCGATCAGCGTGCCAAATGGACCGTCGATCAGTGGTTCGGAAATGCTGATTACATCGACGCCGCTTTTTTTCAGCAGGGATTTGTATACAATGGACTCTTCCTGGTTGCGAGCAAAGCGGCTGTACTTCCAGACAAGAATGACGTCGATCGGATGCGACTCCTGCTTTGCGATCGCAATCATTTCCTGGAATTTTGGCCGGCGGTTGGCGTGACGGCCGGAAACAGACTCCTCAAAGATAAACTCTTTGGCGATGACAATCCCGTTTTTCTTCGCATAGTCCAGGAGCATGCGCTGCTGGGCATCCGGAGAGAGTTCGGTCTGATCCGCGGTACTGACGCGGATGTAGAGAGCACCGTTTTTAAGTGCTGACATAATATCACCTTCTTTAATTTTGGGTATAAGAAAAACACCAAAACAAACGTTCTGCTTGTCTGGCGTTTCCGAAGATGATACAATATGTTTTGCTGAACTGGTATCATTCTTCGGAATGTTACTGAGCCGTCCTGGTGTTGGCGCACTGGGGCGGTTTTTTATTTTAGTCTAAATTCTGTATAGCGTAATCGGCTTCTTCGGCGGTAAACTGTTCACCATATTCAGAAGTAAGCTGATCGCGGATCGCTTCTGGCGACATATCCATATTATCGCGGTAGTCTTTTGCGGTCTCGAGCGCGTTTTCGTTCCAATCGGCATTTATATTGTCGACAGCGTACTGCGCCTCTTCAGCGGTAAATTTTTCGCCATTTTCAGAAGTAAGCTGATCATAGAGTCCAGCTTTCGACATATGCATTGTTTCGTTATAGTTTTCTGCTGTTGCAAGCGCGTTTGCATTCCAGTCGGCGGTCATATTGTCAACTGCATACTGGGCAGCCTCAGCCGAGAACTGGTCTCCATATTCAGAGGTCAACTGATCGTAGATACCAGCTTTTGACATGTGCATTACTTCGCTGTAGCTTTCCGCTGAATTAAGAGCTGATGTGTAGTCCCATGGAACACTGGAGTCTTCGGATTCAGACTGCGTACTTACGGCTTCTTCGGTCGGAGTCGGAGTAGCCTCTTCCGTAGGTGTTGGAGTTTCAGTCTCACTGATGCTGCTGAAAGCAGTAGACGAAGAGCTTGAGGAACTCGAGGAACTGGAAGCGGTTGATGATCCGCAGGCAGTCAGAGCGGAAGCGGTGAGGGCAGTTGCCAGAATGAGGGTCACGATTTTCTTTTTCATAGACATTCTCCTTTTTTATATTTTATCGCATTTAGGATTCTGGTGCTACTTTAGATCCCTTGCTGCGATTACAACGCCAACATAATGTTTGAAGATTATCTTCAACAGTCAATCCACCTTTTGATACAGGAATAATGTGATCAATTTCAAGCAATAAATGAGGTTCCTGCGCAACAGAGATACCACATTGTTTGCAGGTGAATTTATCACGTTCTTTAATATGCTGACGAAGTTTACTTGTCATGAGAGCACGTTGTCCGGCCACACTTTTGCTGAATTTTATCTTTTCAGATAAGAACTGGATGAATTTATTTAGATTTTCAATATTCATTACCACTTCACACTGAGTAGAAGCATTACCACCCGAACTAACATATTCAAAAATATATTTCGGGAAATATGCAGTACTCATATCTATCGGTTTGAATCCGAGATTCTTTTCCAATTTTCTTTTTCCTATGGTGCGAATAAGAAAAGGAATTTCTGTTTCGATGCTTTTAAAGATACTATCTTTTTCCGCTTTAAGATTCTGTTTACCTTCTTCGGCAGCCTCGAAATTATTTAAAATTGTTTCGAAATTGGACAGCGTTTCTTCGTTTGCCTTTATTCCAAAATACTTACAAACATACTCGAAAGGTTTCTTCCGGGCGTTGTCACAGACAGAACGAGAACATTGATGAACATTTGGCTCATATTTCTGGTCTTTCAAGTATTTTCTTTGATAATTCCACTTGCTGGAATCATGGTAAGTAGCATCGCCATAGTCTACTTTATTTGAGATCAAAGTTGTGTCTTTGAGACTCTCAATATGCTCGTTCAATTCATTGCAGCTTTTGGCGTATGTAGCGATTCGCTGTTTGATAGCTTTAAAATTCTGACTGTTAAAATAACAATGTTCATAAAGTTTCCAAAGAAGATATGTTCCGAGGATAAAGGCAGCTATGCCTAAAAGATACGGCCATATTTCGTTAAGAATACAGAGAATAATTGTTATGATGATTAGAAACATAAAAAACTTCATATGCTTTTCCT